TCTTCGTGCTTCCCGCTCTTGACGAGCTTCGAGTGCTGGGCCTTGTGGGCGGCGTTCATGCCCTGCGGGAGCCCGTGGCCCGCCGCCCACTTCCCGCCCTTGTCGCGCGGGACGTCTTCCCAGGCGGCATCGCTGCGCTCGTCTTCCTTGATCCACTCGACATCAGCTTCTTGCCAGACGAACCGCGAGGCGCGGCTGGGTTCGAGGTTCAGGTCCGCCGCGTCCGCGTGGGTGCTTTTGCCGGACCTCGAGCCGAGGTGGTGCGCGTCGATGACGGTGAGTCCGTCGTTGGTCCTCATGATGCGCGTCACCTTGAAGCCGGCATCGCGCTGGAGGATGTGCTCGCCCTCGTCGCTGTCCTCGCTTCCCAGGTACGGCGTGCGCGTCCCCTTCGGAACGGTGATGCGGAAGACGACGCCGGCGGGGCCTGCCTTGAGCAGCCCGTCGGATGCGAAGTTGTGCGCGACAGACGGGACGATGGATGTCGAGACGAAAGCCTTGTCCGTGAGGACGTTCCCGTGCTGCGCGAGGAAGGCCACCGGATCCTTGCCCAGCTCGGCGTGTTCCATGCCGCGCCAGACCACGACGTCACGCTGGAGCGGCTCGGCCTTGTCGATCGACTCGGTCAGCAACCGAGCGTAGTAGCCCGGCTCCCCGCCCTGGCGAAGCGAGCGGTTCGTCTTTTCGTAGCCATGCCCGCGGTAGTCGTCGATGGCCTTGCGTTCGTGGCCCGTTACCCCCTCTTCCCATTTCGTCCTGGCGGACGCGATGCTGGACTCGTAGGCCTTCGGGTCCTCGCCGCCGAGCTTCCCGAGCTCGCCCTGTCCGAACGGCAGCTGCTCGAGCTTGAGAACGCGAGGGGTCCTTCCGGCGGCTGGCGAAGTGCCGGAGGCCGCGCCTGGCGTCCAGCGGCCATGCTCGTCGCGCTCCACATCGCCCCACCCGGCATCGCCTCGCTTGCGGAGCTCGGCGAGATAGTCCCTTCCGAGCTTCTCGAGCTTCGCCTTCTGCGACGGCGAAAGAGGAAGTGGGGCGGAGTCGGTGCGGAGCACGCCGGCCTTGGACTCGCCGCGCCGGTAGAGGACGAGGGCTCGCCTCACGGCGACGTCGGCCCTGAAGACTGCACGCTTCCGAGCGTTCACCTACCCCACGTATCAGGGTCGCCGGAGCAGGCGCGTCAGGCGGCCTCTTCGCTCAGCTCCGCGATGAGGTCCTCGAGCAGCGGCTCGGCTTGGCACCGACAGTTGATCTCGTCGCCAGGGATGATGGGCTCACCGTCTCGACCGGGTGGAGGGTCGTCCCACCTGAAGACCTTGCCCTCGAGCCGCTCGTGGGATTCGCGGACGCGGTTGTCGCGCGCTGTCCGCCACCGGAAGCTGTCGACGCCGAGGTCGCGCTGGCGTTCCTCGTTGAGGGAGCCGAAGAACTTTCCGACCTGATCGCGGGCCACGAGCTGGGCGTGGCTCTCGGCTACGCCGGTCCTCTGCTCGATGGTGTCGGCGAGGTCTTCCCAGCGCACGCCCTGGCGCATACCGCGGATGATCTGGGTCTCGACGTCGCCGAGATACCGCTCGGGGATGGACTTCACGAGCGCGACGTTCTCGGTCGTGAACGCCTGGATCCTGGGCAGCAGCCAGGGCTCGACCTTCAGGATGTCGATCCCGAAGGCGGCCTTGAACTGCTTCCCCAGCTCCTGCTGTTGAAACGACGCGGTCCGGTTGGCGATGCTCCGGGCGAGCTGGGCGAACCGCGTGTTGCCCCACTCCTTGAAGAAGTCGCGAGCGATGGAGTCGAAGAAGCTGTTGAAGTCGAGCGCGTCGGCGTGCAGGGAGTCGCGCTTGGTCGGGGCGTAGTCGCGGGCGAACTCGGCGAACCGAGGCTTGAGAGCGGTGAGCACGCGGGTGCTCGCCTCCCGGACCATCGCGCGGAGGGCGCCGAAGTAGCTGAGCCGGATCGCGTCGGGCTGGAGCTGGCGAGGTAGCGCGCGAGTCGAGCGTCTTCGTCCCGACCGCGCCATCATCGCGCGGCGGACCCGGATCTCCGCGAGGGCCCGGTCGCGCTGGCTCACGGCCTGGCCGGCTTGCCTGCGTCCTTGGGCTTCGCGCCGGGGACCGCACGGACCGGGGATGGTCTGGCAGCGGCGGGCGGCTTGCCAGCGGGCGGTGGTGCGCCAGGGCCGCCTGGGGCTGCGTCGGTGGGCGGAGGCTCGTCAGGCTCGGGAGGCTCGTCAGGCGGAAGTTGCTCGGCCATGGCCTTGCGCAGTTCCTTGTCGATGTGGATGTCGGCCGAGAACTCGTCACCGCCGAAGTGCGAGACCGCGGCCTCCTCGGGCATGACGACCTGAGACCCGATCCATGCCGCGTCGGCTTGCGCGATCGCGAGCCGCCGCTGCGCCTCCTCGGTGGGCGAGAGCTGCGTGAGGGAGCGCCAGACGAGCGACCAGTTCTCTGGTTCGACGCCACTGGTCGGGCCTTCCTTCGAAATGAAGAGGAGGTGGATGAGGCGCTCGAGGGGATCGCGCATGATCTCATCCTGGAGGCCGGACATGCGGTCCATCCACCAGTTGGCGTCCTGCTTGCCGGTGGCGTTGAGGCCCGCGGGGCTCTGCCCCATGAGCCGCGTCACCGGCATGTCGGCCGCCGCGGCGAGACGGTTGGCGATGCGGTCCAGAACCTCGGCGAGTCCGCTGAGAGGCGTTGGCTTGCGCTCGAAGTCCTCGACCGCTCCGCCGGCGCCGTCGCCGGCGTCGAGCAGGACAGCGCGCAGCATGGACCTCGCCTCGTCCATCATGGCGAGCCGGTCCTGGACGAGTTTCTCGTTGCCGGTGGCAAGGGCCTCGAAGAGGCCGCGCATCTTATAGACGGCCTGGGAGAAGTCCTGAACGAGGTGGGCAGCTGAGCCGTAGCTCATCCCGAAGTCGCCAAGGACCTCGACGACGCGCACGAAGACGGAGTCAGGCCAGCCGCGATTCTCGTTCGTCTGCCGGCGAGAGACCCGGGTCCCCTCGAAGCGGAGGAGGCGCGACTCGTGGACGACGGTGGTCCCTCCGATGCGCTTGACGCCTGCCGTCTGGAGCCCGCCCGGTATGCCCTGCGGGTAGATCCAGTACGTCTCCGGCTCGCCAAAGCCTTCGTCCTCGGCGTCCTGGTAGTAGGTGCGCGGGCACGCTTCCCAGGCATCGAACACGGTGAGGAAGCGGATCCGCTTGAGCGTGGCCTCACGCAAGGGCGTGGAGATGTCGGCCACCCCGTCGTCGGCGCCGAGAAGCAGGACGGCGCCGCCATAGCCGCGCTGGCGCATGATCGCCTCGCGCACGCGGGTCTGAGCCTTGAGCCGCTTGAGAGCCTTCTCGACCGCCTCGGCGTCATCCTTCGTGTCGGCGACGTCGTCCTCACTCTGGTTCTCGACCTGGACGTCGAGCCAGCGGCGAGTCATTTCGCGAGCGGGTTCCTCGACGATCTTCGCGGCCATGTCATCGCCGCGCCAGAGGGCTTCGCAGTCGGCCCAGGAAAGCCTGGTGGATTTGACCCTCCCGCTGGTCCTCTTGTCGCGCTGCGTTCCGAGGCCGGTGAGGACGTTCTCCCATCCGTCACGCCTGTTCAGTCCGATGACCTTCCTCGGCTTCGACGTGGTGTCTATGGAGTCCTTGCGCCGGGCCGCGGCACGCGTTCGCGCCATGAACCCACGTATCAAGGAGTGGGGCGCGCTGTTTCATGAGCCAGTCTCTCGGCCGGCGCAGGGTCTCCCTGCGAACCATGGCGCGCTCCGCGAGGAGGGATAGCCACAGCTCAGCGTGACGCCATGGTTCGCAGGAACTCGAGGTCGCCGCTCTTCACCGAGGCGTGGGCGTAGACGAGCGAATCGCCCTTGTCTGGGCTGCGGCCGAGCCGCGCGATGATCTCGTCCTTCGACTCGACCTGGATGCCGCGAGCAGTCAGGTGCCAGGTCGGTGCACAGAGGTCGACGCGCAGCTCGGGGTCCGGTGGGAGGCAGAGGTCCTGCCCGCTCGTGGGGTCGAGCGCCTCGCGCAGGCGCCACCACCACATCGCGCGCAGGTTGGCGAACGCGAGCTGGCCGCTCTTGTCACGCTTCGTGCCGTCACGCGCGCCGCCGTTCAGCGGGACCACACGTGACTTGAGCGGTGTACGGAGATGGTCGTAGACACTGGTCCCGACCCCGATCACGTCCACCTTGACGAGCGCATCGTCCGTACGTGTCTGAATGACGAGCGTCGCAACGGCAGGACCGTCCGGCGTCGCCGAGCCCGGGTGCGTGATCTGTTCGGCGAAGTAGTTGTCGAACGCGGGGGAGAGGACGGTCTTGGCAGCACCTCCGCGGGCGACGTCGACCCCGAGCGCGGTCATGGGCGTGGAGGGCTTCTCGCGCTTGACCCATCGCTCCTGAGCCTGGCGCACCCATTGGCTTGGGATGATCTGGTAGGCGTCGTCTTCGCGGCCGGCGCGGAAGTCGCCGTAGAGCATCTTCGAGCGGAGCGGCTCGGGCAGCGCCTGGAGCGTCGCCACGTAGCCCGCTTCGATGAGGTAGGGGTTGTCCTGGACACGCGCGGGGATGAACGTCCTCGAGCGCGGCGTCACGACCTCGCCGTCGATGCGGACGGGGTCACCGTTGGGCATCTCGACGTCCTTGCCTCCGATCGTCGTGTACCAGCGCAGCTCCCCGGGCTTGGCGGGGTGCGGGTGGCGCTCGTTGATCCAAGGCCCCCAGTATTCCATCACCCATTCGCCGTCGGCGGTCGTCGGCGGGTTCCCGGTACAGACGACTCGGCAGCGCTGGCCTTTGATGAGAGGGCGGTTCCAGCCGGTCACGAATCGAAACTGTCGTTCCGTGAACTCGGGGATCTCATCGAAGCCGTAGAAGTCGTGAGGCTGGCCCTGGTAGTCGGTGACGTTCGAGTCGAACTGGATCGCGCCGAAGCGCACTTGCCTCCCATCGGCGAACTTCCAGCGGAGCTTCCCCTCGTTGAACGAGTCCCGAGATGCCGCGAACCCCACTGCGTTGTAGATGGCGCGACTGCGATCGATGAGGGCGGGAAGAGAGGTGGAGACGCGGCGGAAGATGATCGAGCGGTGGTGCTGATACCTTGCAAGTCCGAGCAGGAGCTCCGATTTGCCTCCTCCGGCCGCGCCTCCGTACAGCAGAATATCAGCTTGGCTCTCGAGTGCCTGGGTCTGAGGGCCCGGCAGCGGGGACCACCGCCACGGGGCCTGGAGCAGGCAGTCCAGCTCTTCTCTGTCCGACTCGGTCAAGTAGGGCAGCGATGCGAGCAGCTCGCTCGTCGTCTGTGATCCCATCGCGGAACTCCATGGGCTTGCCGTCCGGGCCGGTGTGCTGGAGGCGGGTGGGCGCCTCGGTGCCCTCGAGCCGCATGCGGAGAGCCTCGACGCGGATGATGACCTCGGCGCTGCGCGGATCGGCCCTGCTAACCCAGTGCGCGGAGATGAGGGCATCGAGCCGACGCCGCGTCAGCTCGGTCAGCTCGTCGCTCAGCTCGGCCGTCCGCTGTTGAGCCTCGGCCATCGCGCGTCGGTAATGCTTGTGCGCGGCTTGCTTCGTGATCTTGAGCTGCCGGCCGATGTTCTCGAAGGTCACCCCGGCCACTCGGAGATCCAGCACCTTCCGCCGGTTCTCAAGGCCCCGCGCCGCCGCCCCCCTGCCCCCTCCCTTCCGCGGGGGCGCCACCGCCTCCCCCATCTCCCCAGGCGCCGCCGCACCCCGCTCCACCGCAGCCCCAGGGCCCTCCCCGCGCCCGTCAACCGCCATGCGTCAACCCTCCACCCTCCCTCCACCACCGTATCAAAAGCCAGGGTGTTTCCGCAGC